GTTTTCGGCTCGTCCATGTGCAGGGCCATCGTGCGCACCGCATCTTCCGCAATCTTGCCGACCGCCCGGTCAGTTTGTTGCGGGATGCGGAACAGCAACTGCTGCAGTCTGCGCGTATCCAGCTTCACCTCGACCGTTATGTCGCTCATGCTCGATGTCCGCCTCTACCCGCGCCAGGAACGGCCGCCAGTAGTTGTTGATGCAGTTGTCCCAGTCATAGTTTTCGGCGATGTGGGCCACGCCCTCAGCCGCCATGTCGGCCCGGAACTCCGGTCGCCATTTCTGGATCTCATAGAGCGCCCAGGCGATTGCGTCCGGGTCCGGCAGCGCGATCCAGCTGTCCATCGGCGTCCACCACTTCTGGGCCGGCGCCGTGGCGATGCCGTTGATAGTCAGCTCCGGCATCGACGTGGCATCGGTCGTAATGACCGGACAGCCGCAGGCCTGCGCCTCGATGATCGGGATGCCAAAGCCCTCGCTCATCGAAGCCGCCAACAGCACGTCCGCAGCCTGGTAGACCGTCGCCATGTAGGTATCGGGCAGCCCAAGCGCCTGGTATGCGTACTGGTCGACGAAGCGCACCGCCTCTTGGGGGATGTCGCACGCCGCCAGCAACTTGAGCATATCCACGCCGGCCCGCCCGCCCATGATCTCCGTGTGCAGGTACAGCAGCGCCTTGGGATGCTTGCGCCGAAACGCCGCAAATGCCTGCAGGTTCTGCGGAAACGCCTTACGGCTCGGATAGTCCTTGTTGGCCGCCACCATCGCCACGACGATGGCGTCCTCCGGGAAGTCGAGCCGCTGGCGGGCCGCCAGCTTGTCGCCCGGCTTGAACACGGTGGTGTCTACGCCGTGCGGGATATAGTGGACGTTGTCGATGCCCGCCGCCAGGCTCTCGGTCAGACCGAACCGCGAATACACGACCGGATAGTCACACTTCTTGGCCCGCACGGTGACCGCCTCCGGGCATGGACTATGATCGACCGGATACCAGGCTGCCCAGCGGGCCGGCCGGCAGCGTTCGCCGTAGTCCTCTGGCAACGGCCAGATGTCCTGCAGGGAGATCACCAGGTCGGCCTTGAAGTGAGCGACGTGCTCGCCGATCACCTCAGAACCAAAGTGGTCGCCCAGGCCCGGGTACAGCCGAATGTCGCCGGCCATGATCGACGCGCCCTGCAGGCCGTACCATGCGAACTGCGCCACCTCGTAGCCCAGGGCTTTGAAGCGCGGCAGCAGATAGCGAGCCTGTACTCCGTATCCTGTGTGGACCTTCCACTGACTCTCGCCCCCGGTCGCCCGGAGGCGAGAGTCAGTGCGCCCATATGGCATTACTGGACCAAAGAATGCGCATGGACGCTCAAGCTCCTTTCTGTGCTTGACTATTTCAGCACGTTGCATTAGTATAGATATACAAGCACATACCCAGGAGCACAAATGCCCAAGGGCGAGACGAACCGCAAGCTGTCCGACGAACAGCGCCGAGATATCGAGCGCCTGTACCAGACGCGCAAGCCCGATGGAACGTGGCCGAGCGCCGCCGAGATTGCCGACCTGTACGGGGTCACGGCAAACTGCGTGATCTATCATCTCAAGCGGGCCGGCATTGCGCTGCGCTCTGCGAGCGATTCCCATTTTGGGAAGACCTGCAAGCCCATCAAGAACTTGCCGCAAGGCGCTCCGCCCGCGTGCAAGTGCGGCTGCGGACTGCCCACCGAATGGGACCAGCATGCGAACCGCTGGGAGGCTTACTACCCGGGCCACTATCGCAAAGACGCGCCCTACAAGCACCTGAAATTCTGGAAGCACCAGTACATCATCAAAGGCCGCACGCTGCCCGACCTTGCCGCGTACTGCGGTGTTGATCGAGGAACGCTTGTCAAAGCAGCCCGCAAGCTCGGCATTCCCCTGCGCTCGCAAGGTGAATCGCTGGCCCGCAGCGGTGCGGTTGCCGGCGCCAACAATCCGGCCTGGAAGGGTGGCGTCGCCAAGTGGCCTTACGCACCGGACTGGAAGCGTATCGCGCGCCGCATCCGTAAACGCGACAACTACACCTGCCAGATTTGCGGGAAGGAATTTCCCAAATCCAGCAAGCTGCTGCACGTTCATCACATCGACGGCGACAAAACTCACAACGACGACTCCAATCTTGTGACGGTCTGTGCCACCTGCCACCCGAAAGGCAAGGCTAAGGAAACCCCGGCATTCTTCGGCAAGTAGCTCATATCACCTCAACACAGATGGCGCGCCGGCTCAGCTCCCAGGATCGGCCCACCGGCAAGGCCTTGATCGTAAAGGTGCGTCCAGATACGAGCAGGCGGTCGTCCACCTCCACCGCCGCGTCGTGCGTCAGGGTAATTACCCAGTCGCCCACGCTGGCCCATCGGGAGCCCAGCACCCGCTCCAGGGCGCCCATCGGCGAGAGCCGGCAGGCGTAGGTTGTCACGGTCGCCCAGGCCCGGCTGCGCCCGCCCATGCCGTCAGCCGTTTCGGTGACGGTCTGGTGGGTCGCCGTACTCGGCAAGCTGTCGTCGATCGTGCCCCGCATGCCGGTTATTTCGGCGTCCGTGAGCAGCGTCATGGGCAGATGTCCGTGCGAGTCAGGGCGCTGGGGGCAAAGCTCATCGGCTTGGCCAGGCCATCGTAGTGGTTGGCCATCAGCTCGCAGTGCTTAAACCACTGCGAGCGCGAGAAGGATTGGCCGTCGGTCGAGAAGTCGAAGTAGCTCGCCTTGGTCGCCATCAACTCGCGCCAGCCGATGGCCGCCGCCGCCGCCACGTCATAGGACCGGCCATCCAGATAGCGGGTCGAGCCGGCCTGGTCATACGTGAAGGTGAGCAGGCCGCGCTGGTAATCGACCGTGTAGGCCGATGATACGGACGTGCCGGTCGAGTCGTACAGACGCCACACCAGCGTGCCGGAGGCCGTCCCCTCAAGGTCGGTGTACCGGCACTTATAGATGCGGTAGTCAACGACGTTGGGAGCGATCTGGCGCCGCTGGATCTCCAGCGGTTCCTGGTAGAAATCCACCCGCACGAGATCCAGAATATCCTGGGCCTCCTGGGTAGTCCAGACATTGCCGTCCGCGTCGTTGACCATCCGCCGCCAGCGGGTGATCAGCGCATCCATACCAGCCCGCACAGCCATAGCTTAACCTCGTCAGGCGCCCACACCCAGCACGTAATCGAGCTGGATGTTCATCACCCCGAAGGTGCCGGTGCCGGTCTCATCGTAGGATGCGGTCACCACGTCACCCGCGGCCAGCGTGCCATCGGAGATGGTGAACGCTTTAGGGGTCAGCCCGACCCAGCCCGGAGTGCCGCCGACAGCCGCGGCCAGGACCGTGGTGCCCGCGCCGGTGGCGCCACCGTTGAGCAGCGCAACCGAGAAGTAGTTATCCGTGCCCGCGGCCACGGTGTCGGCGATCACGGCGCAGGCGCCCACGATCTCGCAGGCGACCGGGGCCTTAAACACCGGATAAACTTGATCGGCAGCCGGATCGTAGTCCAGAGTGACGACGACCGAGTGAATGGTCTTAGAACCGAACATGGTCATGCTCCTTACGCCGGCTCAGTGGCGTCGCAGGTGTACTTGACGCCCCAGGTCGGCCGCGGGCCGAGGCCGTAGGCATAGCCGGCGACGATGTTGCCTTCCCAGGCGCGCAGGGAGGCGTCGCGTTCCCATTCCACGCCGGGCGTCTTGCGCGAGTCGAAGGCGATCGCCTGGGCGTTGAACACGCCGTTGACCACGTCATCATTCGCGTCCTCGGCGATGTTGGCCGAAACGTACCAGCGGGACAGCAGCCACTCGCCGACAAAGTAGTCGTTGAGCGCCTGGTTAGCCACGTCGCCCAGGAGCACCTTCTGCGAGGCCGGCTGGCCCAGCTCGACCCAGACGTCGTGCCAGGCGTAAGGGTGTACCACGATGGAAATGGGGTTGGGCGTGAGGTTGTTGCGCAGCACTGCGATGGCCGTGGCGAACTTAGCGATCGTGGCTGCCGCGCCGGCGCCCGGTCCCTTGTCAGTTGCGAAGGATGCGAAAACGCCAACCAAATCGGTGTCGATCTTGGTGGCCACAGCCCCGCCCATTTCACGGGCCGCCTGGCTGCGTGCGTCGTCGGGATCGGTCTCGATGTCCCGGTCGGTAATGACCACCTGGGCCATCACCTCGCCGGGCGTGAGCGAACCGATCTCGGTCACCCCGAACGTGGTCGGGTTAGCGTAGTCCACGTTCTCGGCCACGGATTGCGCCGTGATCTGGGGGCGGGTCTTGAAGTAGCGCGACATCCAGCCCCGGGCCGAATACGTCTTGACCAGGTTGGTCATGAGATTCGTTTCCCGGGCCACGAAGATCGCGTCTTCGTAGATCTGATTGAACAGCGAGTTTAACGCTGAGGTGGTAGTAACAGCCATGAGGCTACTCCTCGGTCTTGGTGCTTATTGAGCTGCCCCGCCCATCCCAGAAGCCCGAAGCGCCGCCGCCGAAATACTCGGCCCGCCGCTCCGCGTCGCTCCGTCCGATGGGTTGCGCAGTTTCCCGGCTCGGATTCGCCGGGGACAGGGCCGGCGCATTGCGCCGCACCAGGTAGGGTTTCGTTTCGGCCAATGACCGCAGCGCCGCATCCAGCCCCCCGGCCGCGTCGTCGGCCGGCAACTTGCTGATGTCCACCAGGCGCACCGCATCCAGAGGATCGGTGAAGCCCAGCTTGGCCGCCGCCGACACGATCGCCGTCTCGACGCGCAGCCGGGCGGCCTCGCCCGATGCGGATTCGGCCTGGCCCTTCAGCTTGGCCAGCTCGGCCTTGACGGCCTCCAGCTCGCCGGCGGCAGTCCGCAGCGTCTCGTAATCGGCAAACTTGCCGCGCTCGCGCTGCAGGCGCTCCTTGATCATCTGGTCGACGTCGGCCTGGGTGAAGGTGCGCTCGCTAGGCTCCGGCTTGACCGGCGCAGGCGCCCGTTCAGGTTGCGGTTTTTCGGCGGCCGGCACAGGTTCCTGGGCCGGTATGGTCTGAGCAGGCACGTTCGGCTCTGCCACGTCATCGACGACCACCGCAGCGCCCGTTTCCCCCGGCGTCGGGTTGGTGGTCTGGTTCTTAGTCACGCTTGCCTCCGGTAAACCCGCTCTGTGTGCGGTATGACCCTGTCAGTTGGTTGTACAGGTCGGATGCGCCGACAGGTAGACCCATCCGCTGCTGAATCTCGCCCCACCAGGCGCGAAATTGGCCGGGCAGCAGCACCCGGGTTTCAGGCGTATGCGGTGCAGTCGGCACCGGCGCCCCTTTGAGCCATAGATCCCGAATGGCATCTTCGGCCCAGGCCCAGCCCAGGCAGTAGGGCAGCAGCTTGACCCGCAGCTCCTCGAAGGTGACGAGCTTGGGCTGCAATCTGGCACCTTGTGCGCTCCGAAATGGAGCCTGGCCCGGTAAAAGAATCTCACTCACGATCGGCACCGACTTTTGTCATATAGGCTCTGGCATATTGTACCACAATTGCCCAGCGCAGCAGCAGAGGCAGTTTCGCCGCCTTGAGCATGCTGTTCAGGGCGATCAACAATGCCACGAACGGCCGCCAAGCGTCCAGCGCCTCGCTGATTTGCGCCTGGGCGTCCACCTCCCACTCTACTCCGCTGGCCATAGGCCCACGTCCCCCTTGGTTCGCTGCCCGATCTTACGTGCCGGCACGCCGCCCCAGATTTCCCAGGGCGGGACGTCGTTGGTAGCCACCGCCCCGGCCGCCAGGATGGCGCCCTCGCCAACCGTCACGCCCGGCAGCACCACCGCATTCGTGGCGACAAACGCCAGGCGCTTGATATAGGTCGTCGAGCGCCTCTTGACCTGCAGGTGTTCTGGCGCAGCCGCCGACATGCTCAGGCCGTCCCGATGGTTGGAGCCGCCCAGCACCCTGGCGCCGGAGCAGATCGCCACGCCGTCCTCGATCACCACCACCCCGCCCCCGATGTTGACGTGGGCAAACGAGGCGATATGCACGTAGCGTCCGATGCGCAGGCCCCCGCCGCCCTCCAGCTTGACGAATGAGTCGATGCGCGTCCCGGCTCCGATCTGCACCTGCTCCGGTCTGAGAATCAGCACCATGTCGTAGATATCAACCGCCGGCCACCTTTCGTTCACTTACGATTCCTTTCAGTCATGCATCGAATGCGGTGTCCAGAGCTCCCGCGGCTGCACGACGGTCAAAGTCGGATCAACCCAGATGCGCCGACCCCGGTCCCGCAGCTGGGCACACAGCCCAACGCTGGCGTTCTGATCAAAATAGACGCCGGCCCGCACGTCCTCCGCATGAAACAGCCACACTGAACCAACGCTGTCCACTTCGAATGGCTCGTCCGGCCTGTAGCACGCATGATAAGGCGGGGTGTTCGTGAAGAGCGCGCCGTCCTTCCGATAACCCCAGATATCGTAAAACACCGTCTCGCCGTTCGGCCCCAGCGGCAGCACCGGCCAGCCGGCAATGGGACAGCGCCCCGCCGCCGCATGGGCCAGGAAGCGCTCGACGATGTCGGGCGGGCTGATGATGTCCGATTCGTGGATCAGCACGTACTCGTCGGCCGGCTGCACCTCGGCAAGCCAGAAGTTGGCCGTGGCGCCGAGACGCCGCAGCCGGGCCGAGTAGTTGTCGCCGGGAATGTGCGTGTGGCCCACGATCAGGTCGACCCGGCCCGGCGGTTTGATTTCATCAATGTACTCCTGCAGCCTGGTATGGGTTGCATCTTCGGAATCGCCCACGACCCAGACCCAGCGCAGGCCCGGGCCGCGTTTGCTCAGGAGGTGTTCGGCGCGCCGGCGCAGATCCCGGCCGGCGTCGTTGCGCCACATGCTGCACATGACGACGGTCACCGGATCACCTCGGCGAGCCGGTCCAGCTCGTGTTTGCCGATGCTGGTCGCCTGATGGTAGTTGCAGACGCGGGCGCTGCCCCACTCCGGCACGTCGACCTCGAACAGTGGCATGTCCGGCAGAAAATAGACCAGCGACTGGCAGCCCGAGGCCCGCCCGACAAACGCCCGCGCCCCCTTAATCAGGCTGAAGGTGTCGTACAGATCGCGGCCCCGGTAGTCCAGCGAACCGACTGCCAGCTCGTCGACCAGCCCACCGATAGTCAGGGCCGCCACGCCGCGAGCATTTAGTTTCTGGATCAGGCCGGCATAGTAGCCCCCGCCAATACGCCCGTGTGACCGCGATGTAGTTTCAATCACCACGTAGTGCCCGGATAACGGTTTGCCGTGATGCACCAGCGTGTGCCGGAGCGCCATATCCCGCACGACGCCGGCCCCGGTAAAGAACAGGTCAGCATAGTTAGTTGGCTGCTTCAGCCAGGCTGGGAAGAACTTAGTCACGCCGGCCGAGACGTCCAGCACCGGCTGGCCGAAGATACGCTCGGCGAGGGCGGTCATGGCCGGCGCCATCTGGCGCAGGTTTTTGTCCATTGGATCCCGCCACGGCGAGGCCACACCGGGCAGCACCGGCAGCGGATCATCCCGGTACAGGCCCGCCACCAGCGGGTTGGTGATCCAGGCGGTGGCGCCTTGCCGGGCAACGTGCTGGGCGATCAACCGGGCGTGCACCGCATCCCCGATGCCGGCCCAATCCAGCACCAGGTGCTCGACTTTGGGCAGCCGCAGCCCCCGAAAGACGTTCTCGGCATCAACGAGAAAACGCTCCATCTCAGGGAGCATTGTAGACCTTCCCCCCGATGTCCCGGCCACCCAGCCGCCGATCGATGGCCCGGATCAGCTCGGTGCGGGTGTCGTTCCAGTGGTCGATGTCCGCCAGCAGCTCAGGCGTGCGCTGCCCGGCCCGACTGCGCTCGACCAGGTGCCAGATCTTCAGGTTGGCGATGGTCAGATCGTCGATCAGCTGACCGATGGTTTTGATCTCGACGGATTCAGGCATAGCCCCTCTCGGTGTAGATGGTGGTCAGGGCCGCACAGACCGTGGCCACGTCGTCGGACGTCAGCCCGGCATGGGTCGGCAGGCAAAGCCCCCGCCGGGCGATATCCTCGGCCACGGGCCAGGGACCGTGTGGCGCCAGATAGGCGTAGGGCGGCATGACTGCCAGCGGGTAGAAGGCGGGCCTTGTTTCGATGCCTCGCTCGGCGAGCTGGTGCATCACCTTATGGCGTTCGAGGCCGGCCGGCAGCAACAATGCGTTCATCCAGTAGGCCGGCTTGGCCCAATTGGCGTCGACCTGCCACTCGAAATTTGGCCCAAACATGCGATACTGCCTGGCGATGCGCCGGCGGGCCGCCAGGTGATTGGGAAATTCCTCGGTTTGGCCGAGTCCGACCGCGCCCTGCAGCTCGGCCATGCGATAGTTGAAGCCCAGCACCGTGTGCCAGTAGCGCCGGGCGGGATCCTGCCCCTGGCCCCGCAGCAGGCGCAGGCGCTCGGCCAGCGCCGCGTCGTTGGTCGTCACCATGCCGCCCTCGCCCGTGGTGATGATCTTGTTGCCGTAAAAAGAGAAGGCCGCCGCCCGACCGAGCGAACCGACAGGTAGACCGTCGCAGGTGGCGCCCGGCGCTTCGGCCGCATCCTCGATCAGATACAGGCCCTTGGCCTCGCACAGCTTGCGCAGCATGGTCATGTCGGCCGGGTGGCCGTAGAGATGCACCGCCACGATCGCCTTCGTGCGCGGGGTGATGCGGTGCAGCGCCTCCTGGGCGGTCAGGCACCACGTCAGCGGGTTGACGTCGGCGAGCACCACCTCGGCGCCGGTATAGCGCACCGCGTTTGCCGTCGCCACGAACGTCAGCGCCGGCACGATCACCTCGTCGCCCGGGCCGACGCCCAGCGCCGCCAGGATCAGGTGCAGGGCGGTCGTGCCGGACGAGGTGGCCACGCCGTAGCGCGCCCCCATCTGCTCGGCGAAAGCCGCCTCGAAGCGGGATACGAACGGGCCGGCCGATAGCTGCCGGTTATCCAGCGCCTGCAGCACGTAGAGCCGCTCGTTGCCGGGCAGCCACGGTTCCGCGAGTCGGATCATTGATAGAACTCCTGCGCCCCTTCGCCCAGGACGTGCTGCAGGCTGGAGGCCACGTAGGCATCGCCCCACGTTTCGTCGTGGTCGGTATGCCAGAACTGCTCCGGCGTGATCTTGCCGGCCTGCCAGGCCCGGAACACCGCCCCGCCCAGGATCTCCTCCTGCTGGCCCGGTTCCAGACCGAGAAACCACTCCTGCCCCGTGGGCGGGCGTTCCTGCTCGGGGATATCGACGCCCAGCTCCCGCCAGGAAACGGTGACCGGCACCGGCGAGCAGCGGCAGTTGACGTGCGCCGGGAAGAACTCCTGGGCGGTGAACACCTTGCCGTCGTTCCAGAGGCAGGCGATACAGTTGTGAACCACGAAGCCGTCTGCCACGTATGAATGATCTTCTGCGACTTCGATATTGAACACCGTTATGGTTTGCTTGTTATGGTTGACATATGTTATAATGTCACCATGAAAACGAAGGCCGTTCATCTCAAGAGCCAAGTCGCCGTGACTTGCATCCAATGTGGGAAGGTCTTTTATCAACCTCCCAGCCATGCCAAACGCGGGCGCAAATTCTGCTCGGCCGGCTGCCGGTTCGCCTATCAGCGAATCACCCCCACCCGCGGCAAGGTCGGGATCGACAAAATCTGCCCGACTTGCGGCAAGACGTTTCACGTCGGCCAGAGGCGCAAAGAACAGATTTACTGCTCGCGGGCCTGCCGCGGCCTGGGAGTACGGATCGACAAGGTTTGCCCGACTTGCGGTAAGACGTTCACAACCTTGCGGGAGAAGAATCAAATCTATTGCAGCGAAGCGTGTCACCGTCAGCCCGAGTACATAGCTTGTGAGCGATGCGGTAAGCCCTTTCGCAAGACTTACGACGGCAGACGACATTGCTCGGAAGCCTGCCGCCGCCCGCCTCAGATCAACACCTGCAAAACGTGTGGCAAAGAGTTTCGTGTCGTGCCAGCGATGGCCCACCAACAGTTTTGCTCGGTTCATTGCTACCGGCGGTTCGGCGGAGAGACCACCCCGGAACGCAACGTGCGCTTGTGCCTCGAGCGCCTCCGTGTAGCCTTTGAACAGGAATCCGCCATCGACCGTTACCCGGTCGACTTCTACCTCCCCGAGATCAACACTGCGCTTGAGATTGACGGCACCTACTGGCATCGGCGCGCCGATACCGACCAGCGCAAGGTCGCCCGGTTGACTAAGGCTGGATATCGGGTTGTCCGCTTGCCCGACCTGCCCTTCTACGGCGAACCTGACGCGATCATGTGCGAACTGATCGACCTCGCCATTCACGCATCTCCAAAGCTCATCGCCAGGTTGACAGAATTGTGCCGCCATCCAGTAGTAATTGCCCTGCCTGCGGATCAAAACGGGATGGTCGGCAGTAGCAACGAGCCGATTCCCTGAGCCGGTGCCCAATTCCATCATCTTGCCTGCGTAGTCGAAGGCCATCCTTTCTGTAACAGGCCGCCAAAGTCCAGCATGCGTAAGCACGCGTTCTCCAACAGTCACCGTTTCGATAGGCTTAGGTCCGCTCTCCGTCGTTATCATCGTTCCAGCAGGAAAGCAGGTGCGCAGGCTCTTGGATGCCGACCACTGCCAGCCCTTGACGATCTGCGGATTCGCTTGGTAGCTCATGATGCTGGCGGTGCGGTAGGAGCGCAGCATCTCGGTGCGGGCGATGCGCAGCGCCCGGGTGGTGGTGAGGCCAAACACATCGCGCAACTCGCCGGCGATGCGCTTGGGATTCCAACCGAGCACGATGCCGTTGACGAGCGCCTCGCCGATGCCTTGGACGGTCGGCTCGCCCAATTGCGCCAGCAGCTGGTACAGCGGGGAGCCGTCCTGCAGCACCCCGACGAGGCTCTCGGCCGCATCGGTGGGCAGGCGGTTCCAGGCCGTCATTAGCGCGGCCCGGGTTTCGGGCGTGCCGGGCAGCCCCGCCTGGGCCAGCGCCGCCGTCTCGTCGAGCGCAGATTCGATCAGGCCGGCCTGGCCGGCCCGGATCGTCTCTTCGGTGTAGGGCAGCAGGCGCCGCAGCTCGTCCTGCAGTTGGGTCATGAGCGCCTGGTAGCGTTCGCTGCGCCGCACCAGGCCGGCGGTAATTTCGGTGCCGGCCAGCCGCTTGGCCGCCAGCTCGGCGACGAGCGCCTCCTGCAGTGTGTTGAGCCGGTTCCAGGCCCGGCCGTAGGCTTGCAGTAGCGCGGTGGCCGCCGCAATGTCCCGCTTGAGCAGCGCCCGGCGGTATTGCTCGGCCAGCTCGGCGACAGGGGCATTTATGGCCATAATTCGCCACAGGAGCGATTTTCACGCCCTACACGGTAAACCATACTACTTCACCGGCTGCGGCCCGCCAGCGGGCATTTTCGGAACAGGCTGCGCGCCATTTTGGAGCGTTTTGGGCGATGGCATAGCGCCCCGCTCGAACGCCTTGAGCAACTCGGCCCCGACGTTCGACTGCGCCTGCTGCTCGGCCAGCGCCGCCTCTTTTTCTTTGGCGAGCCGTTCCTGTTCCTGCTCCCAATCCAGTCCGCGCCGGGTGGCCACGGTCTCCTTGGACGCCAGGCCCATCTCCAGCTCGAACTTGTCCCAGGCCGTCTGCGAACCCTCGTCCAGGGGCAACGGATCCTGCCAATGCAGGGTGGTCAGTTTGTCGTCGCCCCGGCCCAGCATATCCAATAATCGGCGGTTGGCCTCGATGATCATGGCGCCGTAGTGCTGGCGCTTGGTCTCGGTGGTCTGCAGCAGCGGTTGGTGCAGCACCCGCAGCGCAAAGCCCGATTGCGCCCCCAGGCTGGCCGTCTGCGGGTTGAGCTCGATCGACTGCGCCGTCGAATAGAACCACTCGGTCAGGGCGTGTAGGTAGGTGTCCGAGGCGCCCATCGAGCCGGCCATCTGCAGCATTTGCAGGTTAGCCTGCGGGTTGCGGGCCATGATGATCTTGCCCGGATCGGCCGCAATGTTGCCCTCGCCGAAGCCGTAGCCCCACAACTGCGGGTGGGCAAACAGGCGCAGGATCCGGTTCGTGTTGGAGGCGATGAAGTTGACCGCATCGTTCAGGTCTGCGTCCTCGAGATCCGACAGGCCCCAGAACTCGTTGGGCAGCGGCAGGTTCTTGGCATGCACGATGGGCGCCCACTGCCAGGGCCACGTTTCTTTGGGCCGGCTTTCGGCCCAGCGCGGGCCGACCAGCTCCTCATGCCAGATCTCCCAGCCGCCGGACTCGGTCAGCGTGTAGATATCGCGCTTGATCTTGTCGTCCGAACGCCAGCGCAGCTCGTAGACCCACACGTCGGCCAGGTCGTCAGGATTCCACTGCGGAAACACCAGCGCCGGGTTGAGGTTGACGATGCGCGGCATGTCGTGCCGGTCGTCGGGCGGCAGCAGCTGCAGGAAAGCCGTCCCGCACACCCCGCCGTTGATCGCCACGTCCGACAGCAGCGCCATGCGCTGCTCGGTCGAGCGCCCCCAGATCTCGTCGAGCTTTTTCTCGTCAGCCGTGCGCTTGCCCTCGGTCAGCTCCCAGCGCACCTCCTTGCCGAACAGGAAGAACGACGACAGGTTGACGATGCGCCGTGAGTGGTTGATGATCACATTGTCGTCGGCCTGGCCGGTGGCGACCTTGAGCTGCTTTTTCTGCTTGCCCAGGTAGTAGTCCCACAGCAGGTCGTACTTCTTAAGGCGCTCCCGCTGGGCCGGCGTCAGCGCGTCGATGAAGGCGAGATCCTTCGCCCGGGCCTCCCCCACCCCCGGCGTCGTGCCCTGCCAGGCCGCCGCGGCCGCCTTGGCCGCCCGCTGTAGTTTCTCCCAAAATGTCGCCATCTTGCCCCTTGACTTCTGTATAGCGTTATGCTATACTGTGGCTATGAACGAACGCACATCAGTCGCTTACCGACTATCGGATCAAACGCTTGGCGAACTTGATCGCATCTGCTCTCTCACCGAATGGTCAAAGACCCAGGCCGTATCTACCGCCATCAAGCTCCTGCTCGTTGCGCTCACCGATCTAACCCAACATCCCGAAAGGATCAGACAACTCTATGTGGATCTTCCTGAACAACGCCGCCCTTAGCATCGTCGCCCATCGCACTCAGCCCAAAACGCTTGTTGTGCGCAGCCGGGTCGCCGGCGACATCGAAGCCGTATTTCCGGCAGTCGCCGTCAGCCATACGCCCAACGCCGACTACGCTTACCGGGCCAACGTCGCCCGCACTGCCGTCGCCCAGACGCTGGCCGCCAACATCCTGGCGATCGATTACCCCAACTTCAAGAACTCGATCCGTGACGACGCCCGCCACACGCTTTACTTCGGTGTCTATAACGCCGCCCTGCGCCTCGCATCGCTCAACGCCCCGCCCAGGCCGCGCCTCTCTGCCGAACGGGTGCGCCGCCATCCGGGCTGGTCGATCACCGAAATGCCGGGCCAACCGCGCCTCTTCGGCGAACAGTACTATTATGACGACGACGAAGCCGGCTATGATGATTGCCTGGCAGAGGATGTGTATGACCCCGATCTGCTCACCCATGCGCGCCCCTTTGACTTCTTTCGCTCTTAAGGTTGCCAACAGCCTCTGTTCTAATAAATCTTCAACACCTGTTCGGATTTTTGCCGAACACTTACGCGAATTGCCCCATTAATATATTCTTTTAGTGTAAACCGCGAAAGTGTTCGGCAAAATAGAACAAGAATCGCTCCACTGTTCTACCACGGGTTATCCACCAGGATGGGTGGGCCGTTCTGCTCGCCGTACCAAAAAGCCTGCACCACCGCGTCGGCGTGGTCCGTCGAGCGCCCCAGCCGCTTGCGGATATCGTCCTTCGACTCCACCCGCACCCGGCCCCCGGACATCGAGCGCCACTTCGGCGCCGACAGGTCACCGATCAGCCGGTCGTCGGGTGGCAGTGCCACCTGCTCGCCGTGGGCCGGATCCAGCAGCTCCCGCAGGCACCACCAGGCCGCCGCCCGGCTGTCGACGAAGCCCTGCTCGCCAGAACGGTCCAGCCAGGCCGTACGCTCGCCGGCATTGAAAGCCTCGGTCTGCAGGCCCAGCTCCCGCACCCGGTCCAGCACGCCGGCCCCGATGCCCACCACGTCGATCACCGCCGCCCCACCGTGCGCCCGCAGGATGCCGGACACCCGGCCGGCAGTCTCCATCGTGTCGGCCTTGGCGAACGTGCGCAGCTCCTTGATCGCCTGGCCGTGCCGAATCGCCAGCACCGTCTTGTCCTCGCCCGACCGGGCCACGTCGACCCCTACGCAGGTGAACGGCTCCCATTCGGCCTCGCCGCGCTCGACCCGGCCCTTCAGGTCGGTCCAGCGTTCGTTGGCCTTTTCGATCCATGACAGGGGGATCACGCCATCTTCATCGGCGCTCGCAAACTCGCCCTCGACGCGGTTCTTGTAGACGGCCGACTCCTCGCCCCACTGCTGCTTGCGCTGCTCCGACCAGGCCTCGGTCATGCGCCCAGCCGCAATGCACTCGGCCTTGGTGACGTGCCGCACCCACCAGTCGTCGTAGCCCGGCTTGCGCTTCTGGATGTCGTAGAAACGGCCCACCGGATCGCC